TTTTGGGGATTGGGGCGGAGTGGAAAAGTGGGGGGTTGTGGGGCGTGGGGTACGGTAGCGGTACGGTAGCGGAGTACGGTAGCGTACCGGTGGCGGTACGGTAGCGGATACGGTAGCGTAGGGTGCAGGAAGTGATGGTGTTCAAGGTCTTATGGTATCTGTAAGCGATTTTTGATTTTTAGCGGCGAACTGGTAGCGTGGGGGTGGGGAGATGGGGACAGGTCTGATAATGACAATTATCGGTACAGTATAAGGTGAGCGCCCGGGGTAGGGCCCCGGGCGCAGGGCGGGCAGGAGGTGCTCACCTTGTCCCGCTCTGGCAGGAGTATAGCACAAAAGTGGAGGTGCTCAAATGATGAACTTGGTCGAGGCGGTTGTGGAGTTGGGGTGCGTGCTGACTGATGCGTGGGAGGCGGCGGATCTGGCGGTGCGGTTGCGGGAGTGGTGGTGGGTGGTGAGGCATCCTGGTTTGCTGGATGGTCCGCCTCCATCTCCGTCTTCGTCTCCATCTCCACAGGATGGATTTGCTCCGGTTTTGACTGAGCGGCAGAGGCAGATATTGGCTTTGGCTTATGCATGGAGTGGGGTGACGAACGGGGATGTCCGCAAGGTGTGCTTTTGGCATACGGAGACGATCCGGCGGGATATGGTGCACCTGGTGCAGTTGGGGTTGCTGGAGAGGCGGGGGGAGAAGAAGGGGACGTATTATGTTCCCGTCTTCTCTGTCGGGGATTAGGGGGAGCGATGGACGATGAGCGGGCGGAGTTGTTGGTGCAAACTGCCCAGGGGCTGGTACAGATCGCGGGGATGGGGGTGCTGACGAAGGGTGAGCCGGTGCAAGTGTTCCGGGTGGAGACGGTAGCAGGGCCTCGGGCCGGGGCGGTGCGGCTGTATGCGGGTCTGGCGACGGGGACGTTGTTCCGGGCGCTGGCGTCGGATAATGCGGCGATGGCCAGGCAGTTCATTGGCTGGCATTTCACGGGTGACCCGTCGGTGTATCTGGATGGCCGGACTATCCGGATCGAAGCGCCCTGGCCGACCGAGCTGGCGCAGGCGAGCGTGCGGCTGCGGTCGGTGTGCCGGCAGCCGAAGGGGGACGGGCGGTGGGTGTTGGGTGTGAATGAGGTGGGGCAGACGGTGGTGGCGAGTCTGAGTGACGAGACGCCGTCGTGGTTGTTGGGGGGGACGACGGGAAGCGGCAAGACGGTGGCGCTGTTGTCGGCCGGGTTGCAGTTGTCGTGGGATCCATCTGCGCGGCTGGTGTTGGTGGATGGGAAGATGGGGGCGGGGTTGGGGCCGCTGGTGAATTTGCCCGGGGTGATGGGGCCACTGGTGACGGAGGTGGCTATGGCGCGGGAGGCGCTGGGGTGGGTGCACGGGGAGTTGCAGCGGCGGTATCGCGTTATTGTGAGCGACGGGGAGAAGGCGGCGCGGCGGTTCCCCCGGCTGGTGGTCCTGTTCGACGAGTTCCAGGAGTTCACGGGGGATGCGGTGGTGGCGGAGTTGTTGCGGCGGATCGTGGGCCGGGGGCGGGCGGCGCGGGTGCATTGTTTGCTGGCGACGCAGCATCCGACGGTGAAGACGTTCGGGGACGAGGCGGTAAAGCGGAATTTGCCCGGGCGGGTGGCATTGAAGGTGCTGGACGCGAAGGCGAGCGAGGTGATCGTGGGGGCGCCGGTGCCGCGAGCGGACCGGCTGATGGGGGCGGGGGATGCTTACGCGATTGGCAATACGATCCACCGGACGCAGTTGGTGTTGGTGGATGAGCGTGATCTGGACGAGGCGGAGCGGCAGCCGACTGAGTTGGCGGAGTGGCCGGGGTTTGAGCCGGAGGACGTGGGACAGGAGCCGACGGTGCAGTGGCGGTACTCCGGTGAGGAGTTGGCATACGGGTTGGCGGGGGCGTGGCGGGGGGAGGGGCGGCCGAGGTTGCAGCGGGCGTTGGAGCGGGCGGGGTTGGGGCGACCGGGGTCCACCCGGGCTGAGCGGTTGTTGCATTTGTGCCGGGAGCAGTTCGAGGTGCTGGAGGAACTGGGGGTAGGGTTGGCGGAGGTAGTGCCGAAGGTATTTGCGGAGAGCGAGGGGACGCGACCAGGTCAGATTATTGATGTTCCGTTGTTGGGTTAACTGCCTGCCCGGCCGTCGAGCATATACGTGCTGGTGGCCAGGCCGGTAGCGGGGGCGGGTGTGTGTATATGCGAGGTGGGCAGGCAAGGAGGCGATTATGAGTGCAAGGGAGCGGATGTTGTTGGGGATGGCGGCGCTGGTGGTCGTGCTGGCGGTAGTGGGGGGGCTGGTGTATACTGTGGGCCAGGCCGATGTGACGGCGTTGCGGTGGTGGGCAGGGGTGGCGACGGTGGTGGTCCCGCTGGTGGGGCTGGCCGGGTATTCGCTGGGGAGGATGGAGGCGAGGGGGCACGTGGCCGGGCTGGCGGAGGGGATCGAGGCGGTAAGCAAGGCGGCGTATAAGGCGGCGGACGTCCGGGTGATGACGACGCGACGGATGAAGGAGCGTGCACCTGTGCCGACGGTCCAGCAGATGTTTCTGCCGGGCGGGGGTGCTGGGGGGGCGGGGGTGATCATTCCGCCTCGGCGGCGGGATGAGGATGTGGAGTTATAGGGGTAGGTCGGATAATAGCGATTATCGGTTGATCTCAACGAGTGGGGAAAGGGGAGAAAAGCGTTTCGGTGTGAAACAAAAGTGGGCAAATGCTTGACAAGCGGGCGATTATCAACTATAATATAGATAGTTGGGCGGTGATAGCTAAGAGGAAAGGGGAAAGAGATGATTGTTTATCACGGAACGCGGATTGGGAAAATAAACAAATTGCTTGACGGCAAGAGTAATAGTTTTCTCGGTCTGTATGTTACCGACACGCCGGAACGGGCGCAACTATATGCGGACGCTCAGGCGAGTGGCAGCGTAGAAACGACATTGCGGCGTTGTGCAGGCAGTGCGGTCGTAATGCTGGAAATTAACAAACAAGTAAAATGGTCGCGTCGGGGTAGTAACCACCCGACGCTTGATAAATGCGAGGCGACGGTCAAGACGTGGCGGGTCGTGAGAGCTGAAATATTCACCACAGAATATGATCTTCATCACTCAGTGACGAAAGTTGCTGGGCGGTACGTGCATATTTACGAGTATCTCCGGGAAAAGCTCGGGGACAGGTTGAACATAAATATTGTATAAAGGAGAAGGAAATGGGACCGAATGTTGAATGCTCAGGATGTGGTGAAGAGTTCGATCTGGCGGAGGAGGGTTGGATCGAGACGGGCGATGGGGACGTGTGCCCGGCCTGCGCGGCTGAGTGGGAGGCTGAGCAGGAGCAGGAGATTGTGTGGCAGGAGGAGGGGTTGGCGTGAAGGTTCTCGTTAATCTTGATCACCTCGGGCCGGAGGAGGAGCGGCAAGCCCGGTACCTCGCGGCGGTGGCGAGGTACCGGGGGTTGGCGGCGGAGTTCGCGGCTAAGGGGCAGGCGGAGTTGGCGGAGATCCAGGCGGCGGCGGATGAGGTGGCGCAGTGGGAGCCGACGCCGGAAGAGCGGATGAGGCCGATTCGGGAGGTGGCGGAGGCGACGGGGGTGCCTGTCTCCACCATCCGGCGGTGGGCGGCAGAGGGCCAGGTCGCGGCGGAGAAGCGGTTCGGGAAGCTGTGGTACGTGGACCCGCTGGATGTGGAGTTATTGGTGGCGGGGGAGGAGGAGTAATGACAGCATTATCAGGAGGTCGAGGAGGGATCGGAACGTTTCTGGCTATGGGGGCTTGCATAATAGCGGTGGGGCTGATGGGATTGTTGATGTGCGCCTCGCTCGTCACGCCACGTCACGCTGTGTCACCTGCCTCCGGCTCCGCCGGAGCCAGGCGGGCAGCGGAGACGATGGGCAACCGGGCGGAGATACAAGCGGGTCTGACGATCCGTGATCACGCTGCTAAACATAATGGCGAGACCGAGCGCATTTACCAGGCGTTGCTTGCGGGTAAATGTGCGGGGTCAATGACTTGGTGCGGTGGTTCGGATCTGGAAAAGCTGCATATCTGCGTAGACCCGATGACCGGCGCCGTCGGCGCGGTCATTCAGTTTGGGATGGAAATCACGACGGGATACTACGAGCAGCGCGACGGATATTGGTTGAGGCGGGTGGAAAAGGAAGGTTGGGAGGTGTGCAAATGACCGACGATTTGTTGGCGAGGATGGCAGGGGTGACAAGAATGGAAGAGGTCGAGGAACTGTTTGAGTCAATCGTACTCGATGTCCAGCATCGTTGTTATGGTCCAGGAACCGCGGGACCGCAGCACTTGGAGGTGTTGGTGCGAAGGACGTTGCTTCAAATTGATCTGCTGCTGTTGGAGGAAGATGAGTAAGTTAGTTTGATAGGTAAGCAGACCCTTCGGGTTGCGGAAAACCCGAAGGGTCTTTTTGTTTGTGCCGGAAGGTTCGAGGTTCTTGACAGGGAGGTAAAAGTGTAGTATAGTAGAGGCGTCTGACAATAGAATAGGGCCCTGGTAATCCACGGCGCACTTTTCTCCTTCGGGGGAGGGTGCGCCGTTTTGTGTTTCTATATTTAATAGGAGGTGTGAGATGATCGAAGAGGTTCCTGGTTTGGTCGAGATCGTTACGATGTTGGCGTCCGGGGTGGGGGTGGGGGCGGTGCTCGCGTTTCTGTTCGAGCACTTTTCTTTTTTCCAGCAGCTTTCGCCGGATGCGAAATGGTGGCTGGTCTTCGGTGCGAGCCTGGGGCTGCCGTTGGTCGCGGAGGTGGCGTTGCAGTTTGTACCAGCGGAGGTGTGGGCGGTGCTGCAGCCGTACTGGCAGGCAGTGGCGTTGGGGTTTGTGACCTGGGCGGGGTCGCAGGTGGCGCATAAGGCCTTCAACGGCAAGTAGCGGGGCGGGATATGACTGGTGAGGGGAGCCGTACAATCACGCTGGCTCTAATTGATGCCAAGCTCGACACCGTGCTGGAGAGGTTGGCGGAATTCCGCCAGGAGCAGAATGAGCAGGAGGAGCGGATCCGCAGTCTCGAGCAGGATAATGCACGGAATAAGGAGCGGCTGGGATTGGTGGCCGGTGCACTGGCGGTGTTGCAAATTGTGGGGTCGGGGATAGCCGCATTGGTTGGAGCGAACAAATGAGCGATGAGTGGGGGCAAATCCTGGACGACTTGCGGGTAATCGAGGCCGCGGTGGGGCGGATCAGGGCACAGCTGGTGCCGAAGGCGGAGGGAATGGCGCGGTTTTCGCAGAATGATCCGCGGTGGGCACGGGAGGTTTACGCGGGCGGGAAGACATTTGCGGAGGATGGGTGCCTGGTGTGTGCCGTGGCGATGGTGGCAAGCCAGGTATACCCGGAGGTAACGCCGCTGGAGGTGGCGACGAAGTTGCGCGAGGTCGAGGCATTCAAGGGAGCGCTGCTCTCGAAGCCGGCACGGATTCCGCGCGCGTTTTCGCTTTTGCGGTGGGATGGGTACCAGCACTGGCGGGTAGTGCCGGCAAACATCTCGCGATTGGCGGTGGAGGTGGCGGTGCGCGGACCGACGATTATCGAGCTGGTGTGGGATGTGTGGGATTCGCGGCCGCCTCAAAAGGGTAACCAGCATTTCGCGGTGGTGGTCGCTGTTTCACCGGCAATGGATGACGTGGTGATGGTGGATCCGTTTGACGGAGAGGAGAAGTCATTGGTAGGAAGCCGGTACGCGAAGCCGACGGAATGGAGCGCGGCGCGGGCAGTGCACGGGATGCGGTTGCTGCGGGTGGCTGGCGCAGGTGTGATATGATAATGCATATTATCGCGTGATGAGTAAGAAGGATGAGATGGTACAGCAGGCGGAGTTGTTTGAGGAAATTGCGCCAGCGAGGGAGCGGGTGTTGCTGGCGGAGTTGTTGCGGTGGATGAAGGAGGAGGCATCTCCGGCCTGGCTGGAGGGGTATTTGTTCCTGAAGGCGCGGGGGGTGCGGTACCGGGACGCGATGTTGGCGGTGTGGTTGTCGCTGGCGAAGGATGACCGGGGGGAGGTGGAGACGCGGGAGGAGTTCGCGCGGTTGATGGGGGTGGCCAGGGCGACGACTTACGGGTGGGAGGCGCGGCGGCCGGAGATCCGGCAGTGGGCGGAGTTGTTGCAGGTGATGCGGATGCGGGGGATGCGGCTGGCGGAGGTGGACGAGCGGACGTATTGGGCGGCGGTGAATGAGGAGGGGTCGGCGACGGACCGGAAGTTGTACTACCAGCGGGCGGGGGTGTGGGAGGAGAGCGTGGGGGTGATGTTGCAGGAGGAGGGGGAGTCGCTGCGGGATTTGGTGGGGCGAGGGTTCGAGAGGGCGTTGGACAGAGCGTACGGCGATGGTGGAGGGGATGACGCCGATTGAGCGGTTTATGGCGCAGGCCCGGGCGGCGGGGTGTCCTGCTAATCAGGTGCGGCGGTTCCGGGTGGCGGGGTACGCGGCGCAGCCGAAGCAGTTGGCGTTTCACGCGGCGGCCAGGGCGTGTGATGAGGCGGATGGGCCGACGCAGGTGGGGTTGGGCGGGGCACGGGGCGGGGGGAAGAGTCACGGAATTATGATGCAGGTGGCGGCGGATGATTGTCAGCGGCGGGAGGGGTTGAAGTGTTTGCTGTTGCGGAAGGTGGGAAAGGCGGTGCGGGAGAGTTTCGAGGATATGCGGCAGCGGACGTTATTCGCACTACCGCACAAGTATAACCGGGTGGAGGGGGTATTGACATTCCCGAATGGAAGCCGGATTTTTCTGGGGCACTTCAGGAATGAAGCGGATATTGATGCGTACCTGGGGTTGGAATACGACGTGATCGCGGTGGAGGAGGCGACGACGTTGACGGCGAGTAAGTACCGGGCGATCCGGACGTGCGCGCGGACGAGTAAGGCGGATTGGAGGCCACGGATTTACAGCAGTACGAATCCGGGGGGGGTGGGGCACGTCTGGTATAAGAGATTGTTTGTGGAGCCGTTTGAGGCGGGGCGGGAGGTGGATACGCGGTTTGTGCCCGCGACGGTTGACGATAACAGGTTTGTTAACCGTGATTATCGTACAACGTTGGAGGAGTTGACGGGGTGGCAGCGGCGAGCGTGGCGGTATGGGGATTGGGACATCGCGGCGGGGCAGTTTTTCACGACGTGGCGGCGGGACGTGCACGTGGTGGAGTCGCGCAGGGTGCCGCGAGGCTGGCGGGTGTGGTGCGCGATGGATTATGGTTTCGTGCACTGGAACGTGGTGTATTTGCTGGCGGAGGATGGGGACGGGATGATGTACGTGGTGGACGAGCACGCGGCGCGGGGTTGGTTGGTGCCGAGGCACGCGGCGGCGATCCGGGCGATGTTGGAGCGGAATGGGTTCAAGGTGCCGGATTTGTGGACTTTCGTGGCGGGGAGTGATGTGTTTGCGAAGTCGGGGAAGACGGAGTTATCTATCGCGCAGCAGTACGAGGTGGAGGGTATACATCTTTCGCGGGCGAATATGGACCGGATCAACGGGGCGGCGCGGGTGCTGGAATTGCTGGGCGACGTGGAGGCGGGAGTTCGACCTCGGCTGTGTGTGTTCGACCGGTGTGCACGGTTGGTTGAGTGTTTGCCGCAGTTGCAACACGATCCGCACCGACCGGAAGATGTGATGAAGGTAGATGCGGATGAGGATGGGGTGGGCGGGGATGACGCGTATGATGCATTGCGGTACGGGTTGATGGAGACGGCCAGGCCGGGTCGGGCTTACGTGTTTGCATATTAGGAGTGTTGGATGGGCATCGCGGCTGAACTGGCATATTTGAACTGGCTGGCGGGGGAGGAGAGGACGCGGCAGAAGAATGTGGTGCTGGCGCAGGATTACTTTGATGGTGATCATGACGTGCCGCTGACGGAGCGGGAGAAGAAGTTTTTGGGGTTCAGCGATGATGGGCGTTTCGCGGTGAATTATTGCAGGATGGTGGTGAGTGCGGTGGTGGAGAGACTGCTGGTATCGGGTTTCAAGAGTACGGATGAGGAGCTGGCGGGGGTGGCGTGGCAATGGTGGCAGGGGAACCGGATGGATGAGGTGCAGCAGGTGGTGCACGAGGGGGCGGTGCGAGACGGGAGTTTTTTGTGATGGTGGATTGGGATGGGGAGGCGGGGCGGCCGCGATTCATCCCGCATCCCCGGTATACGGATGCGCAGGTGAGGGGGACGGGATTCGGATGTAAGGCGTTTTATCCGAATGATGATCCATCGCAGCCGATGCTGCGCGCAAGTAAGCGATGGACGGAGTCGGTGACGGATAGCCAGGGGAAGCGGCGGACGCAGCAGCGGATGACGGTTTACTACCCGGAGCGGATAGAGAAGTACGTGCTGGCGACGCGGGGCGGGAACCAGGCGGGGTGGAAGGAGTACGCGGAGGAGGATGGAGTGTGGCCGCTGACGTGGAGGGATGGGGCGGGGCGGGAGCTGGGAATCCCGGTGGTGCATTTTCGGAATCCGGGTTTGAGGACGGAGTTGTGGGACGCGATACCGTTGCAGGATGTGATCAACAAGACGGCCCTCGACATCCTGGCGGCAGCGGATGCGTGTGGATTCCGGGTGCTGGTGGCCAGGGGGTTTATTCCGACGACGGACGGGAAGCCGCCAGAGAGCGATGGGGGGAATTATCTGCAGATTTCGCCGGGGTGTTGGATCGCGGTGCCGAATGAGGGAGGGGTGGACCCGCTGGAGGCGGCGGACTTGCGGCCGATGTTGGAGGCGTTGGATTCGTGGATTATGAAGCTGGCGCAGGTGACGGATACGCCGGCAGGCCGGTTCCGGGTAACGCGGCAGGTGGCGGCAGAGGGGACATTGAAGCAGCAGGAAGGGCCGCTGCTAGCGAAGGTGCGAGGGAGGCAGACGCGGTTTGGGAATTCGTGGGAAGATGCGGTGTATTTAGCGCGCCGGCAGGCAAATGTGTTCGGGAACGCCGGACTGGATGAGGAAGCGCTGGTGGAGACGCAATGGTCACCGGCGGAGACGCGGGACGAGAAAAAGCAGATTGAGACGATTGGGTTGAAGGTGGAGAAGTTGCGGATTCCGCTGGAGGTGGCGTGGGCGGAGGTGGGATATAGCCAGGATCAGATCGAGGAGATGCAGGGGACGGACGAATACCAGGCGCGGGTGGCGATGCGGGAGATGGCGAAGGTGGGGTTGGGGGCGATGGGGGGGGAGGAGGGGTAGGGGTGATAAGATGGATTATGTGACCTGGTGGGAAAGGTGATGGCTGATCCACGGGTGACTTCGGTCCGGGCGGCAGTCCGGACGTCGCGGGAACTTTACCAGTTGTTCGGGCGGCTGGGGACGCGGGAGCATCCCCGGGGGCGGGTGTTGGGGGCATATCGGAATGCTTACCGGGGGTTGCGGGACGTGTTCCGGCGCCAGGGGGTGTTGCTGCGGTTCGAGGTGGAGGAGGTGCTGGGAGGGTTGCGGCGGGAGGTAACCTCGGTGGCAGTGGAGACGTTGGGGCAGGCGGCGGAGTTGGGGCGGGTGCAGGCGCGGGCGGAGTTGGAGGCGCGGGGGATTGAGGTAGGGCCGGGGCCGGTGGTGCCGGATTTGACGGCGGCGCTGGGAGCGTGGCTGGGAGAAGTGGACCGGCAGGTGGCAGTGGTGCGGGGAGTGGTGGCCACGGAGGGCGGGGTGGAGTTGATCATCGGGGATGAGTTGCGGGGAGGGGTGTTGCAGCCAGGGCCGGTGGTGCGGGAGGGGACGCGGTGGTTGGCGGCGGTAGCGATGGGCGGGTGGCGGGGGACGGTGCAGACGGCGACGGCGGCAGGATTTGAGTGGATGAAGCAGGCGGTGGCAGCGATTGATGAGCGGACGACTGACTGCTGCCTGCGGGTGCACGGGCAGGTCGTGAGGTTGAACGGGAAGTTCAGATTGACGGGGACGCCGCGCTTTGCAGATGAATTGGAGTGGTCACCGTTCCACTGGTATTGCAGGACGAGTGTAACGTTGGTGACGGCGGAAGAGGCGGGGGATGATTTGACGGAGCGGATGCGGGCGGTGGCGGAGGCGGAGATGGCGAGGAGGGCGGCACTGCAGGAGCAGATTGACGCGGTGAAGGCGGAGTTGGTGGGGTTGGGAGCAGCGCCGGATATCCGGCGGAGGGCGGGGGATTCGGCGGAGGTGCGGGGGCTGCGAGATGAGCTGCGAGAGTTGCGGGAGGAGTTGGAGAGGGAGATTCATCCGGCCAGTGGGGTGGGAGGTTAGATTGGGTGGCTGAACAGGAGGAATGAAATGGATGTCAAAGTCACTGTTCCAGAACGAGAGGTTGAAATCAAGATGCCGCCCATAGAAGTACCGGCGCAGGAAGTGATACTTACCATCCCTGCCACAGTGGTACCGTCGCTGGCCTTTACGGCCACGCTGCCAGCCTACACCGTGACAGTGGCCATTCCCGAGGAGCCTCCCCTGCCCAAGTGGATGCGAGGTGTCCGTGTTCAGGCTGGCAGCTGCTCTGATGCGGCGGAGTGTGGTAAAACGCTGGCCTGTATGGAGCGGGCAGGAGCCAACGCAGTCTATTATTCCGTGAACACAAACACGGAATACCTCGGCAGGCTCAACTTTGTTGGGCCCGAGGCGCGGCGGCGTGGGATGCAAGTATATGCGCTCCTGGTCGGGGCGCGCTTGGGCTGGCCCAGTCATCCGGAATGGAACGCGCGCCTGAATCATCCCCAGGTGACGGACGACTGGCTAGACTTCACGCTCCTGGCGGCACGGGAATACGTGGCCAATGCGGCCAGGGAGATCGTGACGAACTACGACGTGGATGGTATCTTGCTGGACCGTACCAGGTGGAGCGGATCCTGGATCAAGAAAGCCAACCTTTCCGCCGACGAAATCTCAAAGACCGTCCAAGGTGTGTACGACGCGGTGAAGGCGGTCCGGTCGGATATTTTGGTCGCGGCCAGTCCTAGCGCCGACCACAACTTCGCTGTGGAGTGGTGGGGCCAAAGGTGGCACGATTGGCTCGATGATGGGTACGTTGACTACGTAACGCCAATGGCATACGCGCCCAACGAGGCCGCGTTGCGCCGGATGCTGGCGGAGTGGGATGCTACCGGTTACTTTCCGGGTCGCATCATCCCGCGTCTCGCCGTGGTTTGGTTCGATCCTACCAAGCCCAAGACTCCCGCTGAGATGACTGGCTGGATTCAAATCTGCTACGGCGCTGGGGCTACCGGAATGACGCTGTGGGATGCCCGCCACCTGTGCCGGAACTCGGCGCTGGTGGAAGCACTTGGGGCCGGAGGGTGGTAAAGGTAAATGATATATCTGATTGGAGAAACGGGGGCAGCAAAGACGAACGATTTTGCAATGGCAGAGGCGATGGTAACCGTCGGCAGATATTGTCGTTGTACTGAGGAGCAGTATTGGCAGCGGATGCGTGAGATAGAGGCTGTGGATACTGCTGCAGCGGAATGGGAGGTGAGTGATGGCTGATAAACTTCCGAAAGGATGGGTGGATCGGGCGTGGGATGGGAGTGCGGGGCGGTGGGAGACGGCGGAGAGGTATTGCAGTGCTTGTCTGATTGATTTGAACCCGAAGGGGAAGAAGAAGGTGAAGGATTTGTGTCATTTGCCGGTAAAGGAACCGAGCGGGGAGACTAACCGGAATGCGGTGCACGCGGCGGCCGGGGGGCGGGGGATCGCGCGGTTGAAGGGTGTGCCAGCGGCGGCAAAGAAGAAGGCGGCGCGGGCATTGGTGCGGTTGTACGGGAGGATGGGGGAGGTGGCGCCGGAGAGTGTGTACAGAATCGCGGGGGAGCGGCGGCCGCGAGGCTGATTTGGAGTTGACGGGCGAGAGCCCGATCGTGAAACGTCATAATCTTGATGGGAGGTGCCGAGATGGCAGAGGGAAAGAAGGACGGGATGTCCGAGAAAGGAACGGAAGGCGAGAAGCCTGAAGGGACGGAAGGGACCGAAGGCGAGAGGCCGGAGGGAGCGTCGGAAGAGGGTCAGTTGACGGTGACGCCGGAGGAGGCGCAGGCGGAATTAACGCGAGTCAGGGCGGCGCTGAAGAAGGCGAATGCGGAGGCTGCGGAGCGGCGCAAGAAGTTGAAGGCGTTCGAGGAAGCGGAGCAAAAGCGCAAGGACGCGGAGTTGTCCGACAAGGAGCGTCTGGAGAGGCAGTTAGTAGCGGCTCAGCAGGCGCAGGAAGAGGCTGAGGCTATGGTCAACGACGTCTTGCTGAGGACGGCAGTGGACCGAGCGGCGGCGAAGGCGGGTTTCATTGATCCGGAGGTGGCGTATCAGTTGGCCGATCTGTCAGGTGTCGAGATCGGCGAGGACGGGGAAGTGGCGGGGGTAGAGAAGGCATTGAAGGGGCTGGCGAAGGATAAGCCGTATTTGCTGAAGCAAGAAGGTAGCCAGCAGCTGGACATCAACGCGGGGAAGGGCGGCAAGGGAAAGGGTGGCCAGGCCGATCTTGAGGCAATTAAGAGGCGGTTTGGTCTGTAGGTTAGGTTCGATAATACAAGTTATGTGACGTGGGTCACTATCAGATTTCAGGAGGTAATGGAGATGGCTGATATCAGTGTTACTGTTGCGGATGTGCGGCCTCTGCCGGGCGCGGTCATCGAGCGGTATGATGCGGGTGGAGCGCTGGCGGCGGGCGATTCGGTGTATATGGCGAGTGATGGGGACGTGGAGGAAGCGGACGCAAGCGCGGCCGGGACGACTTACGTGATCGGGGTCGTGGTCAGCGGGCCGGAGGGGAAGACGAGTTTCGCGGCGGGTGACCGGGTGGACGTGGTGACCTGGGGACGGGTGACCGGGTTCAGCGGGGCAACGCCGGGGGACGTGTTGTATCAGAGTGACACGGCGGGGGCGCTGGCGGACGCGGCCGGGAGTACGTCGCACAAGGTGGGACGGGTGCGGTCGGCGGCGGTGGTGTTCATCTGTCCGGCGATTACTGAGGCGTAGCAAACGGATTGGGACAACAACGGATTGGGAAATAAACGGAAATACTTAGGAAAGGAGCGGAAAGATGGCTACTTTAGGTTTTGCGGATCTGAAGAATACGGAACTCCCGTCTCTCTGGGATGAGGGGGAGATTGTCAAGGCGAAGTTGGCGGACGGGCAGACGTTCGAGCAGATGGTGGCGGACCTGCTGGCAGGGCTGAGGGTGCTGAACGGGACGCTGCTGGATATGCCGCATTATGCGGGGCTGTTCGCGATCCAGGATGAGCCGGAAGTGGAGTATCACATCGGGGTGGACAATGGTTTTGAGGAGGCGACGGAGTACACGTCGCCGGACCCGAAGCGGGGGGCAACGACGGGGCACATGCTGCCAGTGGTGGCATACGACCGAGGGATGGGGTGGACGATGATGTACCTCCGCAAGGCGCGGGCGATTGCGCTGGATGCAGATGTGCGGAGCGCAGTGGCGGACGCAAAGGATCTGTGGCAGCAGAAACTACTCACCCGGCATTTCAAGATGGAGGGGGAAACGGTCGGATCGACCAGCAATGCGAGCGTCCCGTTCGCGGACGGCGGGAGTACGGATTTGGCGTACGTGCCGCCGAGGTCGCCAGACGGGGAGACGTTCACGAGTTCGCACGATCACTTCCTGCGGCAGGCGGCGATCAGCGACGCGAACCTGAACCTGGCGGCGGAGACGCTCCAGGAGCACGGTCACCAGTCGCCATTCGACATCATCGCGGCGCGGGCGGACGCAGCCTCCTGGACATCTCTGACGGGATACAAAGCGCCGAATTGGCCGGGGATCGTGTACCACGCGAGCGGTGTGGAGCGGGCCGAGGTGTCTGAGGTGAGCGATTACTTCGGCTACGTCGAGACCGACCACGGGATCGGCCGCCTGTGGCTCACGCCTCGATTGCCGACCAACTACTACTCGCTGTTCAGGAGCTACGGGCCAGGGGATCCACGTAACCCGTTGCGGGTGCGGATCAGTCCGCAGGTAGGATTCGGGTTTAACCTGGTGCCGGGGAGCTGGGTGAACGCGCCGAGCCAGATGGCGGTGCTGTACGTGGAGTTCGGGGTCGGTGTGGGGGAGGACCGGACAAACGGTGTGTGTGTGTACATCCACGGGAGCGGGGACTATGTGACGCCGACGATTTCGTGACGAAGACAACAACGGATTGAGAAATAAACGGAAAGGCAGTACCGGTAAGGTTGATTATCGGTACTGCCTGATAACGACTGAAGTCGTTACTACGATGGTGTGACAGGAGGAAACGATGAGTAGAGAACAGAAGCAGTGGGTTGCTTATGGGATTTTGATGGTGGCGGTTGTGGTGGCGGGGTTGATGGGAGTGCGGTATCCGATGCCGGAGCCACCGGCGGCGGGGATTCCGCCGGTTTTCCCGACGGAGACGGCGGAGGAGGATCTCAGTTTTGGGGTGGGGGCGCGGTATACGCCGTTTGATTCGGTGCGGGTGTATCACGAGCTGAATGTGCAGGGCCCGGCGGACTTTGATGGTGCGATGAATGTGGATGAGGCGGCGACGCTGGCCAGCGTGACCTCCACGGGGGCGGGTGATTTCGACAGTACGCTCAATGTTGATGATGATGCGACGTTTAACGATGATATGATTGTGGCAGCGCAGACCGCTATCAGTGTGACAGCCGGGGGTCTGATCACTCCCACGGGATCGTACCAGCCGCTGGAGTCGGGTGGTTATGTTTCGGCTACGTTGGCGATCACGAACGCGGCTGGGGCGGCCTACTCTGCCGGTACGTTGGTGGTGTTGATCAATACTGTGACGTACACGATCGAGATCACCGACACGGGGACGACGATACTGAGCGGTAATCTGGCGCTGGACCAGTACGATTCGGCGGTGCTGTGGTTCGACGGCACGAACTGGATCGAGGTGTCGGAGACGAATAACTGAGTACGCGGGTACTCAGGGGGGGCAGGGCAGGCAAAGTTGTTGACCTCCTTGGCTCACCTGCTCTGCTCCCTCGATAGAATGGAGGATGAAGGATGGAGAATAAAGAATTGAAGTTGACGACAGCGGGGTTGCCGAATACGTGCGCAGGGTGTGGAGGGGATCCGGGGCCGGAGTGGTATGCGGTGAATGATGAGCAGGCGGTGGCGGGACAGGGGTTCTGTGAACGGTGCGCATTTGCGGAGACCTCGGATTCTGACGTTGAGCCTACCTGGGTAAAGGCGCTGGAAGAGGCTGGCTTCAATACGCTGGAGGCGGTGCGGGCTGCGAGTGATCAGGAATTGGAGGCGATTCCTGGCATTGGCAAGGCGACGGTTCGGAGTATCCGGGAGTGGCTCGAGGATTAGCAATTGGCAAGGTGATGTCACCGTGACGTTACCTTGCTTATTTCTTTTGGAGGCTGGTGATGGCGGCGGTTACTTACGTTGGGGATTTGTCTACGGACCGGGATAAGGTGCGGTTTTATCTGCAGGATACGGTGGGGAGTGGGCCGAAGCCGAGCGGGGGGAATTTCACGGACGCGGAGGTGGATGGGCTGATCATGGTGGAGGGGGGCTGGCAGGGGGCGGTGGGGGCGGGGTTTGAGGCGTTGGCGGTGGCGTGGGCGAATTACGCGGATTTGACGGTGGGACCTCGGAAGGAGTCGTTGTCGCAGATCGGGAAGCGGTATGCGGAGTTGGCGGAGGAGTGGATGAAGCGGTATGGGAGTGCATCGCCGGTGTACGTGGCGGGGGTGGTCCGGGTGGATGGTTACAGTGATGACGTGGCGTCGGATGATGTGGATACGTCGTCGGAGTATGGGTTGGATTTTGAGTATGTGAGGCCGGGGGGATGAGTGTGGGGGTGTGGGAGTATGGGGGTGTGAGTAGATGACGAGCGCTGGGTTC